TTAACCGATCTTTCTGGAATAAAAAAGAACGGTTTTAAAGTTTTTAGCTGCTTCCATTGTGGTGGTGGTTCTTCAATGGGATATAAACTTGCAGGTTTTCATGTCTTAGGTGGTGTTGAAATAGATCCGGAAATGATGGCTTTATATCGAGCAAACCATAATCCGAAACATAGTTTTTTAATGGGCGTTCAAGATTTTAATAAAATTCCTTTAGAAGAAATTCCTGATGAATTAAAAAATTTAGACATTCTTGATGGGTCTCCACCTTGTTCAGTTTTTAGTATGGCTGGCAAGCGTGAAAAGAAATGGGGTAAAGAAAATTATTTCCGTGAAGGTCAAAAAAAGCAAAAGCTAGATGACCTTTTTGGTCATTTTATTGAAGTAGGAAAAAGACTTCAGCCCAAAATAATTGTGGCTGAAAATGTTAAAGGTTTAATTGCGGGTAATGCTAAAGGATATGTAAAAGAAATTTTTACGGCCTTTCGTGAGGCTGGATATAGTGCACAACTTTTTCTTTTTAACTCAGCAAAAATGGGAGTGCCTCAGGCAAGAGAAAGAACTTTTTTTCTTGCTAGACGTAATGATTTAAACCTTCCACCTCTTAAGCCTGTTTTTAAAGAATTATCAATTTCAGTAAGAGAAGCATTTAAAGGAATCAAGTCATCTAGTCATGTAAAAGGCTTAGGTCCAGCAGCAAAAGCTCTTTGGTTTAAAGTTAAGCCTGGTGAAAGTTTTGCTAAAGCTCATCCTAAAGGACATTTTTTTACAGCAGCAATATTAAATCCAAATCAACCTTCTCCTACTGTTATTGCTAATTCTGGCTTGACACATTGGGAAAAACCTAGAAAGCTAAGCTCAGAAGAAATTAAAAGGCTTCAAACTTTTCCAGAAGACTACAATTTTCTTAAGTCTGATCCTTGTTATGTTATGGGGATGAGTGTTCCACCTTTTATGACTCAGCGAGTGGCTTTAGAAATTGCTGAGAAATGGCTTATTCCAGAGGCTTCAAATGGCAGCTAAAGGATCTAGTAAAGCTGAAACTTTAATCCGTGTTCAAAGATTTTCACGGATCATTGCTAATGGTGGAAGAAGGTCTGATTGCGTTCGGTATGCTTCAGAAAACTGGGGGGTGTCAGAAAGAACTGCAGATAACTATTTAGAGCAAGCTAGGGAAGCCCTTAAGGCTGATTGGGATATAGAGCGACCCCAAATGATTGCGGATCTTTTGAGTCAATGCAGCACCTTACAGATGGAAGCTAGAAGGGCTGGTCAATATCACATTGCGCTCGGTGCAATTAATACAGCAGCTAAATTAGCTTCTCTTTGCTCTTGACTATTCTTAAAGAATTAACAACTGGGCACGTTTTACATCCTGAAGGGTTTAAACCTTATTCAATTTCATTTGAAGAAAAAAAAGTAGAAACAAATTCTATTAAAGAGCGTATTTTCAACGGTTTATTAAATTATCAGCAAAATATCTGTAAAGACTTAGAACATAGAATTGTTGGTTTTTGTGCAGGTTATGGAGCAGGAAAAACAAGAACCTTATGTGCATGGACTACTTTATGTGCTCTTGATAACCCCAATACGGTTGGGGCTGTTTTCGCTCCTACTGGCGCTTTGGTTCGTGATGTTGTCCAGCGTTCCCTTGAGGATTTTTGGGAAACAAATCAAATTAATTATGAATACAGAGCCTCGCCCTTACCCGAGTACAAATTAAATTTGCCTAATGGTGAGGTAACAGTCCTTTGTCGATCAATGGAATCTTGGCAAAGAATTATTGGAGTTAACCTTAGTTTTATTGGATCAGATGAGTTAGACACAACAAAAAGTGATATTGCGCAAAAAGCAATTGAAAAGTTTCTTGGAAGATTAAGAGCAGGTCAGCGTAGACAATTAGGTCTTTTTTCTACACCCGAAGGCTTTGGAACCTTCTATAATTTGTTTGTCCGAGAAGGTCACAAGGAAGACCGAGCACTTTACAAAGCTCGCACAAAAGATAATCCTTATCTTCCTGATGATTTTCTTCAAGCATTACTTGACAATTATCCAGCTTCTTTAGTTAAAGCCTATACAGAAGGCGAGTTTTGTAATCTTCAAACGGGTGCAGTTTATGACCGTTTTGATCGAACAAAACATGTAACTGAAGATATGCCTGACCACTCAGAAGAAATTATTAGAGTTGGTTGTGATTTTAACGTTGGAAACTGCAATGCAGCTATTGGAGTAATTAGCAAAGGGCATTTATACATTTTTGATGAGATTGGAGGAGCACATGACACAGATTCCATGGCTGACCAATTGCGAGAAAAATTTCCGCACAGTACGATTTATGCATATCCAGACGCTTCAGGTGGAAACAGAAGTACAAATGCTGCAAAGACCGACATCCAACTTTTGCAGCAAAGACGGATTACAAACTTATCAGGCTCAAGCAATCCTTATGTCCGAGATAGAGTTGCAGCAGTTCAAGCAATGTTGTGCAATGGAAAAGATGAAGTAAAATTGCATATTCATCCTCGTTGTAAAAAAACAATTGAGTCTTTAGAGCTTCAAGCTTATGCAGAGGATGGCACTCCAGATAAAACGCAAAACTTAGATCACATGGCTGATTCGCTTGGTTATTTAATATGGAAAGAGTTCAATCCATTACACATGCACTCTGGTCGTGGTACTGGAATTAGGATTTACTAGAACTCTTGTTTAAACTGTTTACATAACCAAAGAGGTTCATCGTGTATAGCGGCTACAACTTTTATAAAAGAGAACAAGCTGGAGCAACAGCAGATATTTCAGATCCAAATGCTGCATGGCAAAACATGGAGCCTCATTGGGCATTAATTGAAGATTTAATGGGCGGATCTTATGAAATGAGAAGAAAGCACAGAAGATACTTGCCTCAAGAACCGCGTGAATTAGATGAAGCTTACGACAACAGACTTGCTCGTTCAGTTTGTCAACCTTATTACCTAAGACTTGAAAGAATGTTAGCTGGAATGTTAACAAGGAAACCAGTTAGATTAAATGATGTTCCTGATGTTATTCGTGAGCAATTATTTGATGTAGACCTTCAAGGAAATGACTTAAATATTTGGACTTACGAAACCGCAAGAAAAATGATTCGTTATGGGCATTGTGGCGTTTTAGTTGATGCTCCTGCTGATGCAAATGGTCGTCCTTATTGGGTTACATATACACCACGAGAAATTCTAGGTTGGAGAACAGCATTAAAAGATGGACAACAAAAATTTACTCAACTTAGGTTGTTAGAGAAAGTGATTGAACCTGAAGGAAAATATGGTGAAGAAATTATTGAACAAATACGGTTGTTAACTCCGGGAGCTTTTGAAATCCATCGCCGAAATAGTGACGGTGATTTTCAATTATTTGATGAAGGAACTACAACTTTATCTGAAATTCCTTTTTCTGTTGCTTATTCCAACAGGATTAATATTTTAGAATCACGTCCTCCTATGGAAGATATTGCCGAACTTAATTTAAAAGCATATCAATGTGGATCTGATCTTAGTAATCAATTACATATAAGCAGCGTTCCAATGCTGGCTTTTTATGGCTATCCACAAACTTCTGAAGAGGTTAGTGCAGGTCCAGGTGAAGCAATAGCTTTCCCTTCTGAAGGTCGTGCTGAATATATAGAACCAAGTGGAAAAAGTTTTGATGCTCAATATAAACAACTAGACCGGATAGCAGATCAAATTAATGAACTTGGCCTTGCATCAATATTGGGGCAAAAATTATCGGCAGAAACAGCAGAAGCAAAGCGAATAGATAGATCGCAAGGCGATAGCACGATGCAGCTGGTCGCACAACAGATGCAAGACATGATAGATAACTCTTTAGTATTCCATGCACAGTATTTAGGCAATAATGCAGCAGGTAGTAGTTTTGTTAATCGTGACTTCTTGGCGGCTCGTTTAGAACCTCAAGAAATTGGTAGCTTGTTGCAACTTTATACGGCTGGAACAATTACACAAGAAACGTTGTTGAAGCAATTACACGAAGGAGAAGTGCTTGGCGATGAGTTTGACGTTGAGGAAGAGTTGGAGGCAACGCAACAGGCATCATTAATTGAAATGGAACAACCTCAAATTGAAAAAGAGGAAATAGAAGAAGAACCAGAAGACGAAAATGACGAGGCTGAATAAATGTCAACTACTGTTCCTGTTGGGGATGGAATACCTGCTGCGTTTTACCACAATGCAATAGATCTAAATCGTTTTAGTAATAGCGTTTCTAAAAAACTTGTTACTTCATATAACAATGTAATTCTTAAGGCTGTTGAACAATTAGAAAAAATAGAAAAGCAACCATTAAATAAACGCCCTGCTTATAAAACAGCAAGATTAAGAGCATTAATTAAACAAACAAAAGAAAGTTTAAACACATGGGCTGATGGAAGTGTTCAAGAATTAATTAGTGAGTTAGAAGGTGTTGCCAAGGTTCAAGCAGGTTTTATTGAAAAACAAATAAAAAATTCAATTCCTAAAGGAATGGCAGAAAAAATTGTAGATGAAATTGGATATTCTGTTAGGTCTGTTGCTGTTAGTCCGTCATTTGCTAAGTCTGTTGTTAATACAGATCCAACAGCTTTAAATCTTTCTGTTTTAAGAAGTGATTTAGCAGGTGCAAAAGCACCAAAAGGAACTTTTAAATTAACAGCAAAAGAAGGGCAAACAATAACTTTACCTAATGGAAATACTGTTAGAAAGTCATTTCGTGAGTTAGCAGCAGCAGAAGCAAAACAATTAAATCAAGTTGTCAGAACTGGTCTTTTATCTGGAAATACAACGCCTGAAATTGTTAAAGAGTTAGTAGGGAATTTACAAAAAGATCAAAAAGGAAGTTTAAGTCAGCTTCTTGCTAAAGGAGGAGTTGCAACAAAAAGAGCAAATAGTCAAGTAACAACAATCGTTAGAACAACTGTTAATCAAGTTACAAATACAGCAAGCCAAGCTGTTTATAAAGCTAATCCTGATGTAACTGAAGAATATCGCTATGTTGCTACGCTTGATTCTCGAACTTCTCCTGTTTGTAGAGATTTAGATGGTCAAGTTTTTAAATACAATCAAGGTCCAGTGCCTCCTCAGCATTTTGGTTGTAGGTCTACAACTGTTGCTGTTGTTAATTATAAAAAATGGGGATTTACTCCACCGCCTGCAGGGAAAAGAGCAAGTGCAGATGGTCCTGTTCCTGCTAATACAACTTATGGGAAATGGTTATATAGTGAACGTGTAAAAGGATCAAAATTTAAACCCGGCAAAGAACAGATTGCAGCATTAGGGGAACAGAAAGCAAAATATTTTAATCGCTTAGCTAATAAATATGGTCCTGACCAAGCATTAAAGAAATTAATTAGAGAAGACAATACAGAAGTTTCTTTAGCTCAATTACAGAAGAAATATGGAAAGCCTGAAGACATAAAATCAAAAGCTAAAAAGACAAAACTTATTTCAGATAAGGAAAAGAAACAACTTTTAGATTTAGAAAAAACAACAGCAAAGATTTTAAAAGATATTGGGGCTGATCCAGCTTCTGTTTCTTCTTTATCAAAACAAATTGCTAAACAGCAACAAAAAGACTTAACAAAGGTTGTTAAAAAGCCTATTAAACTTGTACCAATAACACCTCAACAGAAGAAATTAATAGAGAAAGAAGTTAAAGAAAAATATGCAGGAGATTTAAAACCAACTAAACCTGTTGTTCCTCGTGCTCCATTAAAGAAATGGGATGACAACTCATTTATCCAAAAGAATATTGGAAGCACCGACACAAAGACACCACCACCACCTCGGATAGCTGTTAAAAATGGAAAGACAAAAACTGATGATCTTTATTGGAAACCTAATCCTAAAAATGCTGCTAAAGACTATGACATGACATTGGCACAGCTAAAAGATGCAGAAGAGCAAATAAGCAATTGGACAGGAAGTTACTTTAAAAATATTCGATCTATTCAAATAAAACAGGCAAGATCAGTAGGAAAGCAATTAAATCCAAATGAAATTAGCCTTTTAAATCGTTTGGAATACAGAAAAGGAATGACTTCATCTCAACTTGATTTGCTAGCTAGAAATGCTGACAAGATGGAAAGATATATCGCAAGATCACCTAAATGGAATGGAACACCACGCTTTATAAATGAGATTGACGAATTATCTAAAAATCCTTTTTATACAAAACAACCTAATGGAACAATTTTTAGAGGTATGACTGTTCACAAAAAAAATATTGTTGATCAAGTTCTTCAGAATATGGAGAGAGGCGAAGCTGTTTCTACAATGGAAAGTTGGTCAACAAGTGGAAGAACTGCTTTAAAATTTGCAAAAGGAGAAATAGGAGATGGTAATCATGGAATTGTATTTAGACACGTCAACAAACATGGAGTACCAATTGAACACCTAAACGGAATGAATGAAAGTGAGATATTGCAGCCAAGTGGAGTCAGGTATAAGGTTCTTAGCAAAAATACAAAAAACTGGACAGAAAAAATTGATGGACAGATGGAAGAGTACTCTATGACTGAAGTTGTCTTACAAGCTATTTAAGATAGGCAGGTTTTTCAGAAAGATTTATTGTTTCTGTTTTAACTCCTTGCTCTTTTAAATAATTGTCTAAATCTTTGTCAATTTCTTTATTTGTTCTGTCGTCATCAGGGTCGATATTGTAGCTGATCCCAATAGCCGTAAAGGGACTTTTCTCAAGGTAAGGTTCTTTTTTTGCCATGAGCGTGGCTGCATTTGACTTTTATCTTAATAAGATTAGTGACTTTTGTAAATGCAGTTGCTACGCTAGCTCACAAAACTTGTGGTTTTTATGCCTGACGAAACAACTGCTCCTGTGGAGCAAGCTGTTGATTCTGAAAAAGAGAATCTTAAAGCCGAACTAGAAGCAATGCGTAAAAAGAATGCTGAGCTTTTAGATGATTACAAAAAAGCAAGAGAAAAAGCAAAAGCTGTTCCTGCTGATGTTGATGTTCAAGCCTTAATTGATTTTAAAAACAATGCTGAACAACTTGAACTTGAAAAACAAGGAAAATATACAGAAGCCAGATCAAAACTTGAGGAACAA